CTAATAATTGCAAATTTTATCATGTTTCAAAAAATTGCTAATATTCTTAGCATAGTTTCATTTGTAATGGTAGCTTCCATGAGTGGTGGAGCGTACCTGGGCTACAAATATGTAACATCTGAAAACTTCAAGTCTCAAGTTATGAATGAAATTCTTGGAAATATACAGGGTTCTATGCCAAAGGTTTTAGACAACGTAATGCCTGATGTTACAGGTCCATCTATGCCTTTACCTAAAAAATGAACTGCTGGCACTGTAAAACTGAACTTATCTGGGGTGGAGATCATAGTATGGACGAAGAAGATTACCCGTGCTCATCTGCTGAATATAGTATGGTTACTAATCTTTCCTGTCCTAAATGTTACTCTCATGTAGAAGTTTACCTTCCTAGAAATGCCTACGATTGACATACCTCGTTTTCGAATAAATGAGATTCAAATACACGAAATACCAATATGGAAGTTTAATAATCCAGTAGTAAACTACATAAATAAACCTGTTGTAGATATTCCAGGTTGTATAAGAGTTCATAGAAATAATTTAACCAGCCTTATTGACAACCCTAAAGACGAATATGGAACATATACAGAATGTGGTAACTTCAGTATTCCTAGTTTTGAACCTCTGGAGTACAACCCCAACGAATTTAAATACACGCAAGCCGAAACAGCCAAGCAAACAGAAGAGTTTGTACCGCCAACACTAGAACCTCCTAAATACGAACCAAAGAAGAAAGAAGATAAACCATTATTTGTTGTTTGTCCTGGGCCAGATGACCAAAGAATAGGCGATTATCGTAACGAATTTAAACTGGAGCGTGTTATCGGACATGAAAAAAGCGAAGATGGTAGTAAATGTATAACTCTGTATGAGGACGTTAAATTCATTGAGCAATACATACCGAATCCTCCACAGCTTGTTAGTACTGCTGCTATTGCTACTGTTGCTGCCACTACTCCATTACTGCTTAATATTGTAAAACCTTTAATTAAAAATCTTTTTAAAAAATTAAATAAGAAAAAGGAAGAGAAGTAACATTGTTACGGATTGAAAACATACTGAGAGTTATATACCTTTCATGTTATAGTAAGTAGGCAATAAACAATTTCATTTTTATGAAACACAAATTTCAAAACAGAACTGACCACACTCTTGAAAAAGATGACAGAATGTATTTTATATTCGATCAATTTGATAGAGAAATTAATGTGTCTTTTCATTCCAGAAGCGATGTATCAAGTTACACAATGCCTCTAGATAAATTCATTAGCTCGTTACAAACATCTATCGAAGATTTTGATACAACTGAGTTAGAAGTAATGAAAATGACTGCTGCCGTTTTATTTACAAAAATAAGACAGATAGAAAAAGCTAAAGCTGAAGCAGAACTTAAAGAAACTGAAGAAAAAGTAACTCAAACAGTATGACTTCACAAATAGAAAATGCCCTCTCAACTTTATATGAGGGCATAGACTATTCTCTAGAATTTATTACTCCAGAAAAAGCACAATTTTATTTGGAGAAAAATTTTGAGAATAACCGCAAGATTAGTAGAAATAATCTTGAAGAATTAAAAAGAGAGATGAGAAATAGTCGTTTCATCTTATCTGATTCTGCCATTTGTTTTGATAAAGATGGCACTCTGGTCAATGGTCAACATAGATTACTTGCTGTTGTACAAACAGGAATGGTACAACCATTTCTTGTTGTCAAAAATATGCCTAGTAAATCCAAACAAATAATGGATGTTGGTAAGTCTAGGTGTATGTCTGATCGTATCACTGTTAGTGGTGTCAGGATCAGCAGAAGAGATTGTGCGACTATAAGACACGCTATGGCTACTTTAAATAGTACAACTGGTACTGAACAGTATTCAAGACCATGCCATGATGCCATAGTTGCAGAGACTTATTTAAAGCATAATCAGTTTCTTTATCTTATGGGTAAAGTCTGTCCTACTAATACAACTAGGGTCAGATCATTTTTTCTTGGAGCAGGATTAAAAATTTATGCTGAAATGACTTATAACACTCAAAATCCAAGACATAAAAAGTACAACCATACAATGAATCCTAAAGAAAGGGCATTACATTGGTTGAATATTGTCACTACAGGTATGGCAAGTCCTATTGATGGTGTTGATAGAGATATTAAACCATGTGATAGAGCAGCACAGATTATTTTTACCAAGTCCTGTGACAGCAGCCTTAAAAGGTCATATTGGAATAGTGCTGAAGCCTTTGCTCTTACTGTTAGAGCAGCCCATAATTTTATGATTGGTTTAGACACCCAGTACCTTAAAGTTCCCAAAGATGATCCTTTTAGAGATTTCATAGAGTTACCTTCCACCAACAAGATAATGACTATGACATCAAATTGACGTTACAATGTTTTTAATTACTTTTAACCAATGAATGAGAATCTACAGCGATTATCAATTCAAATAACAAAACATCAGTACAATTTGTTGAAATATCATCAAAAACCAGGTGTTTCAATATCTCTTCTTGTCAGACAAGCTCTTGATAAACATTTTGCTGAAGCCGATCAGATTCTTGGAGAACAGGCTATAGAAGATGCTAAATATGAAGAGTATGAAAAATATATGCTTGCTCAAGAGGCAGCAGGTGTAAAAGAAGATCCAGTAATGACTGATGCAAGTTGTCTTTTTTGATTTACTGCTATACTAAATGTGATTCCTGTAAGAATCCATTGCAACACAAGAAATAGGTAAGATGTTTGGAAGGGTCTTACCTATTTTTTTATGGTTTGTTGTAAAATATATTTACCTTATTCAACATGGCGAAGGATAGGGTGTCTAGGTAGGCAAGTTAATACCCGTGCTTGTCTACTGCCCAATTTTTAGTTCGTGAGTATGCGGTATAACTTGATTAGGTTTTGGAGCAATACGAACTCCCTCACATAATTTTGCAAACTCACTTTTAGGATCGAAGTATATACCAGCCAGCATAAGTTCACCACAATTCTTAAGTCTTGCTATTTCATAATTAAGCATCTTTGCATTTAATTCTTGTTTCTGTAAATTTATCTGTGTATTAACTGCATCAAGACAGGAGTTCTGAAATCTACTATCTAATGGAATGTTAAATGTAAAAGCAAATCCAAAGTTAAGTCCTAAAGAATCTTTATTACCACTGTAATTATCCTGATAGTAAAGTATGTTGCCTGGATTATCTGGCACGTTATCATTATTGGCATCTGTGTTGTCGTACACAGGAGTTTGATAGGTGTAATCTTGTGGCCGTCTTTGATTAAATGTTGTGGTTACGAAGGGGCTAAATCCCATCTGTGGGCCAGAACAAACTATGCCATTTCCGTATTGGTTCTCTACCATTGGGCCACCTAAAACTTGGGTTGCGAAGTTAGACACTGAAGATGAGGATTGAGCCACAGGGGCAGCCGTATTGCTGGTATTGGCAAATACAGGATTACTTATAAGGCTTATTGCGAGAATATAGTTGTGGTATCTGTTACGCTTGTGCTTTCTATGGTTCGGGTTATATCGGTTACGGATTCCATTCCAGGTGCTTGATAAACTTCTGTAAATTGAAAAGCATCTCCCTGAGTTGTTTGAGTCCAGTTCGGTCTTTGATCTAGATTTAATCCCTGCCATGTATGAGTAGTTCCGTTTATAGTTTCACTAACTGAAGTAGCTGCTGGAGATATAGAAGATCCATCATGCTGTATTCCTGATCCTGTAACTGAATACAAGAACCCAGAATTATATTCTGTTGTTCGTATAGACTCTGTAATAATTGTGGAAGTTTCTGTTCGACTTGTGGAACTTCCTTGCGTAAAATTAGGTATAACTGGCACAGCGTAACAAGGAGCAGATATAACAAAGCCAAGAAGAAATAACCTCCTCATTCGATAGTGAGATCAACGACAAACTGACCTGTCATCACGATACCAGTTCCCGTTCCTGGTGTCAGGGTAATCGTGTGGTTGTCTATTGCCACTGCTGCTGTACCCACGCTTCCAGCACTTGTGCTTGTAAGGTCTGAAAAATTTGGCACAGTTCCTACTGTAACTGCACTACCTGGTGTAGCATCCCCTTCTAAAAAGCTAGTAGAAAAACTAAATGCTTCTCCTGATGTTGCTTGAGTTGCAGATGGAAAAGTTACTGCTGGAACTCCATTAGTAACGGAACCAAATCCACCCAATGTAGCTGCTGAATTAGAATCAACAGTTGTTACATTATTACCTGAGATGCTGTAACTAGACCCGATCTTATCTGCTGTACTTGCAGCCGATAAAGATTCAAATTTTACAGATGAACTTATACTGTGGTTCATGTCCGCATAAGCTGGTGCGGATACAAGGAAGATAAATGGTAAAAGTCTTTTCATTTGATTCCTACTTTGTTTTTACTATTATCTACTATTTTAGGGTTATTACTGTTATTTTGACCACCTTTCTTGTTTCCTACTGAGATTCCATAGCTTCCGAGCACCCCACTTACGAGTCCAGCCGTGAAAGCTCCATCAATCCTTACCTTACCCATGTATCCCAAAGTCATCATTGATAAACTCCAAGTCAAAATCATAAATCGGATAGCGTGACCAAAGAGTTCACCCCATTCGATGCCTTCTTTTTCCTCTTTATCTTCAGCCATAAAATTAAGGTTTCTTGTTTAATACTAACAATTTAGCTATGTTTGGAAAAACTAACAAACTATGTCTAAGTTTCTAATTAACTTATTTATCAGATTTGGTAAATCTGAATCATTACGCAAGGCTGCTGTAAGTTTACTCAAAGATTTAGCAGAGAAGTCTGACAATGATGTTGATGATGCAATCGTCAAGATGATTGAAGAAAAATTATTTCCAGTAAAATGAAAATTACCAAATTTCTCAACATAGACATAGAACCAGCACCTTTAGAAATGAAATTAGATGTTGAAATGCGTTGTAGAGAAATTATGGCTAGTAATGAAATAAATGATATAAAAAAATATTGTACACATCTTGTCAGGCATAAACTAGAACAAGATGTATTTTTAGCTTCTATGTTAAATAGATTGATTGAATTGGAAGCTGCTGCTGTTGTAAAAGAAATCAGAAAAGAAAAGAAAACTAATCCTGTGAAGAAATTTTTTCATATTCCTTGATCTCCTCATCAGTAAAATCTTTAATTAATAATTTATCAATTTTATCTATTTCATAATTAAATTTAAGGATTGCAGTTCTTATATGTTCTGTAACCCAACGACCTTCATCATAAATGACTTGTGCTTTACCATTATCTTTAATAAAGACATAATGATCCTGTCCTTTCATCTGAATTTCTAAAAAATTCTTTTCTAAATTTTTACGTCTTATTTCTTTAAGTTTGCGTAACTTAGCTATAGATTTTTTAACTGGTGTCATTTTTGATAACCAGAAGGAGGTGGTGTAAGCCAAAAGCGTACACCATTTATTATTTTAAAATGAATATTTAGGTTAGGATCTTTAACTAAATACTCACCTTTGTTTTTAGAAAGGTAATTCATCTGTTGTTGGTACATCTTCTATTTTTTGTGGATTAATGTTACCAAATAATCCGTACTGCCCATCCATGCCTTTAGCGTTGACATATATACATTGAGTTTTAACTTTCTCTTTCTTTTTAAAGTCATAAACTTCACCCTGTTTTTGTTTGGTGTAACTTAGTGCTTTCAAATGATCTATGAATTGATTGAGAGAGTCAACTGGTATTGTGAGAGTCAACACTTTTGCATCATCATCATCATTGAATCTATCTTCTCCTATTGACCATTTGATAGGTAGAGAGAGTGCTGGATTAAAGTCAGCCATAATTAAAAAAGTCTTTTAGTAAATTGTTTAGAAATGAATTGATAGAGAGATTGTTCGACTTACAATGCTCTCTGATTAAAGAAGCAAGATCATCATTGGTACGCACCCCAAATACGTTTCTGTTCCAATC